ACGATAACGGTGCTATACTCTAGTCTTCAGCAACCCACACAGAAAGCACGAAATGAACAAAATGAACATCTCCTTCTCCGGCCTTGAGCGCAACGCACGCGGCGTCAAAGTTCGCTTCGCCGTCATGGGCAAAGGTGAACTCGCAGGCTTCGAGATCGCGACCTGCACGAGCGGCTACGCGTTCCCCTCCTACGGTGCCGCACTGAAGGGCGCACGCCGCGCACTCGACACCGTCAACCGCACCGGGAAGTTGCCGAATATGTGCGAGCGCTTCTAAGGCACCCGGCCGACCAACTGCGCGGCGACGAGGCATGCAAGGCCCGCCGCCGTGAGGTTGACACGACCTGTCGTGACGCCGATTGCAGCGAGCAGGAACAGCACGAGCGCTGCGATGAGGAACACGAGAGCGAGTGTCATGATGCACCTCCGTGTATCCGCTTGCGATGCTCTTCGCGGTTCTCGCCTGGGCGCTTCGGCGACATGAGTTCAGCGATGCGCCGGTCTGCGTGCGCCTGCTTGTCTGCCGCTGCGGCTAGCTTCGCCTCTTCGTGTTCCTCACGCGTCGGCACCGACTCATTGAGCTTCTTCAGCATCTCGCCGAAGTCGCTCGCATCTTCAATCGCACGATTCATCATCTGCATAGTCACTCTCCTTCAAAGGCCCGCACGCTTGAATGCGTCGGCATTGCGTTTACGCAGCACGTCAAGGTTGATGTCTTCACCTCGTGCATTGCGCATGTCTTCGAGCGATAGATTGCCCTCGTTGAACAACTTCGCACGCGTTGCACCTAACACTTGCTCTTGTCTCGCCGCCGATTGATTACCGAGCCACTCTTCGTAGTCAATCTTGCCTGGGACTTGACCGTCCATACTCGCACGCGAACCGATGTCGAATTCCTCGATGTCAACACCGAGTTCTTTCCATGACTTCGTCAGCATGACATACGTCGAGCGGCACTGCCAGTGCAGCCGCCCAGGCCCTGCGCCCCACGGGAATTCATGATCGACCGGCTTGTGATCGAGCGTATATAACTTGCCGTCGCGCATCTGGCATTCCGGTGTTGTGCGCGCATCGAGCGTCGACAACCATTGCAAATTACCGAGTATATCTTCATTCGCTTTGGTCACACGATCATGTGCAAATTGCGCAGTATGCGAGAGCGCCGTGCGCACGATTGCCTTCGCAGAGCGCCGCGTACCTTCGAACAGACCATCACGAAATTTGTTCTCGCGTGTACCGCGCAAGTCGCGCACGATCTGATCTGTCGTGCGGTTCTGCACATACCCGTTCGCAATGGTCTGTCGAATCAGCTTCGCCTTGCTTGCCTCTTGATCCTTCAGCGCTTCAGACAATAGCGTGCCCTGGAATGGTCGCGACATCGCGCCCGCGTATACCTGATTGATGTCGATGCGCGCAATCTCGATTGATGGGGGCATGTTCTTCGCGAGCATGCCTTCTTGAAATTGAAGCTCTACGTCAATGAGCCCCTTGATCTCTGTGCGCAGTATGTCGTCAACGGCTGCATACGCCTTGTGATTGAGATCACGCACACCTTCGAGCAACACCTCAAGACGCTTGATCGTGAATCGCTCTGGTGTCATGTATTCCAGCTTCTGCACAAGCTCAGAGAACAACGCAGCATCAGCGCGATTCAATGTCGCGATGATGCGCCGCACGACGTTGTCCGAATACGAACGCAAATCGACAGCATGATCGATCTGCGCATCGCGCAACTCGGTGTTGAGGGGTCGCGCCACGGCCTACCGCGCCCGAGCCTTGGCGCGCCGCTCTGGGGGCTTCGTCGGGATCGGGGGCACCCCTGGTGCCTGCGCAGCCCCGTTGCCCTTGCCTGCGCCCGCCTGCGCCGCCGCCGCTGCCGTCGCGGCCAGGGCAGGCGGCGTCACGCCTGGGACGCCTGGAACACCCGGCACCGGCATGCCCATCGTGCCTAACGGCTCCTCTTCGTCGACATCCTTGTCGATGTCATCGTTGCTGCGTTCAGTAGCAATGAGGCCAAGACGACGATAGAAATCACGCACATCGTTCTTCGCCAACAAACCACTTTGCCACGACTTAATGAGTTCTGCCATGAGTTGCGGGTTCGCCTGCATTTGGACGAAGTCTTGCTGTATCTTAAACGCGTCGGCATACCCGTCCTTCGGTTCTGTCATGTCCATGAAGCGCGCACAGAAGCCTATTGCCCGTTGGTATCCCTCGCTCACATTCGACACGCACAACGATAACACCGACGTTGTTGCCTCACGATCATTGTTCTCGCCCGTCGCAGTCTTGTTCGCCTTCGTGCCTTCGATCATTCGCGCACCGACTGCAATCATCTGCGCTTCCTTGTGCTCCATCGCTTCTTTGGCGAGAGAGTTGGGCTGCGCTTGCTCCATGCCGAACGCTGCACCCTGCGGCAGAAGGATCGGACTGCGTGAGCCAATATACATCTTCTGTCCGGTGTAGCGGCGCTCGCCATTCGCATCGAGCACATAGGGGTTCTGCATGAAGTCGCGCCATTGCTCTGTAAGTCCGCTGATCCACGGCTGCACCTGACCGCAGAAGAAGACGCTGTCTTCATAGTCCGCACTGTTGCGGAAATGCGCGAGGTTCAGTTGTGCAAGCCCATACAGCGGTGCCGGGTCGATACTCGCATCATTGTTGTTGCTGCCTATGAACGTGAAGGGAATCTCAGTGAGCACAGCACCACGGCTGCGCAATTCAACGGCGTCGATGATTCGCTCGTCGCCCGTCGCTGCATCCTTGACGACACCCATCGACACGAGCCGCTTCGTCTTCGTCACGCCAGTGTCTTCGCGCCATAGACGCACTTGCACGTTGCCTGCCTCATTGCGCGTGATCTCGCGCCACTGCTTGACGATGACGATGCCCCACTCACCGTCATCTTCTTCGGCTTCTTCTTCGAGCACCACCATCACGAGCGATGCCTTGCCGTCGACGATGTCATATCGCCAATTGATAATGCTCTCTGCATGGTACGCCTTGATGACCGGATGCTTGAGCGCTTCGGACCAATCAACGAACAGACCGTGTCGACCGACTGCGAGATTGTTGTTCAACACCGCCTGTGATTGTTGATAGAGCGACACACCCAGGCCGTCGCAGTCCTTGAGCATGTACTCAAGTTCCTTCGGCAACTCGGTCACAGGGTCACGATGAAACGCGAGCCCGACTAACCCTTCGAGCGTGAATTGCGTCGCCGGATACCATACCGCACGCATGCGATAGGCTTTATTGCGTGCGACGTTCTCAACGCTAGCGTCAGTGGCGTTGAGTTGGGGCAAGTAGGTGTCACTCCTAAGCTCGTTGTCTCCGGATACCACGTCACGAACGACAGCCCATCGCTCTTTGATCGGAAGAGGAATACGGTTGAACGAGACATCGGCAACGATTCCTGTAGGCGCGCTCATGGTTGCTTGTTCCCACTAAGCCAACGCGTGAGCGCACCGCGTAAGCCGCCGATCATCTCGGCTTGCTGTGCCTCTGCGACGAGCGTTGCGTCTATGCGCTGCACGAGCACATCGCGCCACTCAGGACGCCCGCCCCACTCGCCGTTATGCACTGAGTTCATGAACTCCTTGCACTCAGTCAATAACGTCTTCTGTTCTGCGGATAGCATAGCTTTCTCCTTTTCAACCGTTGGTGCTGAAGCCCATGTTGATCGTCATCGCATCGTTCGCTGTCTTCAACAGTCGATAGCCTGCTTCGTCTGCGACGTGATCTTCTGCATCAGTGTCGATGTCATCCGGATCACGCTCAAGGCGCGACAGCACAGGGATCGTGCGAATGAATTGCCCGCAGTGCGTGAACACGAACAAGCCCGCGTCTTCCATGCGCGGCTTGAGCGACGCCTGCATGCGCCCGCGCATCAGTGCCCATCGACGTTTGCGCGAGCCCGGTGTCTTGTCGGCCTTCATCCAGTGCACGCCGAGCGCTGATTGCTGCTTCGCAGGACTGTCGCCGTTGATCTCGTCGAAGATGCTGCTGTCTGCGGGTCCAGGCGCACAACGCATGTGCATGCCCCATTCTTTCTGCCGCTCTATGATGCCCGCTGCAATTGTTCTATCGGACAATCGCAAGCCCTGATTAGGTTTGCCATTCCAACCGTACCACTCATTGATTCTGAATAGCGTACCACGAGGAAATGACCAACGCTTACCCGTCGCGAGATAGCACTCTGTGCCGTCACTCTCTGCCCACCATCCAACGCTAAACGGTTTTGAGCTTCCCCAATCGAAAGACCTATCGACGTTCCACGATGGGGGAATCGCAAAGGGCTCAATGACATGAATGTCACGCCGCCACACGTCATCGAACATGCCGCCCGCAACGATGTCCCAATCGCCTTCGAGCATGGCGCGCACAAGTGCCGGGTTGCCCAGGCCCGCGAGCCGCGCACGATACTTCGGATCGGCCTTGAGTAGTGCCGGATTATCCTGTAGCTTTGCTGGTATGAACGCACGATTGAGCCCCCCTTCTTCTTCTGGCATTTGCCGCAATGCGAACGGCGCAACACCGTCGATGAACGTGGCTTTCACCCACGTGTGCCCGATGCCGCCAGGGTTGCCGCTGACCAATACACGAGGGAACAAACCGGCGTACTCTTGAGGTATCGCTAGACCCACCATGCGCACGCGTCCGCGCAGATAGGTATACATCGTCTCAGTCCAGTGTGTAATTTCATCAATGAGCAGAACATGAATCTCCGCACCTTGATAGTTGTATATGTCGTGCTCGTATTGGCAGTGACAGAGATGAATTACAGACCCGTTGTAAAAGCGTATCTGTCCGAGTCCGTAATTGATCTTGCACCATCGAAAGATGATCCACGATGCGAGCATGAGAGGGAACGATGTCGGTCCCTCCATGTGATTCTTGTTCAAGTCAGGGAATGTGCGCCTGAAGATGTATACCTGCAAGCCTGGAATGAGTACACACCATGCAATCGCCGCGACTCGCATGAGGTGACTCTTCCCGCCACCGGCCGCGCCGCCATAGAGTAACTCTGTCGCCTTCGACAGGAACGCGAGCCCCTGCTTGTACTGCAACCGCAGAATCGAGCCGAGATCAGGACTCGGGTTCTGCGTCACCGGGCTTGCCCTCGATGGTCACGCGCAACACCGGAGGGGCAAGGGGCTGTCCTCCCGGCCCTGTGACCTCCGTTCGCGTGAGTTTGGGGGCAACGTACTCGGCGAGCCGCCCAATGAGGTCCACGGCCCGCGCAGGGTCCGCAGCGACGGGATACCGGATCGTCTCGCGCCGACCTTCTGCGTTCGTCTGGTACTCACCCGGCGAGCCGTGCGCAACCTGATCGAGCCACACGCGCACGTTGTCGGCGTTCTCGTCGATCAAATCTTGCACGATGCTCTTGAACTCGCGAGTCACTTTGTTTTGCACACCTTTCTTGCGTCCCGAGTTCTCGGGCTTGTGTCCGCGAAGGTTCCACCCTTGCGAGCGGTCTTCAGGTTTCGATTGATCTGTTTCATCACTCATGATTCACTGTGTGTCGCTGTTTCAGCGTAGGCAAAGTCTCGCGAAGTATAGCGCTATTCACAATTTGTCAACACCGCATCATCACCAATCAGAACAATTCAGCCCATCTATAACACCGTCGATCACAGACCAAAACGGCAAAACGGCAAGACGGCACTGATTTCGGGTAAATCGCTCTAAGAGAATGGGTTACTAGGGAGATTTAGGTCAAAACGCAGCCGTCTTGCCGTTTTGCCGTTTTGCCCCTGGTCGTCGGTGTTTTCTTTGGTCTTTGGTCCTAGAATTTGTTGTCGAGGTCATGTTGCGTGCCGCCGCGCACCTCATCGAGAAGGCGCTCGCCGTGCTGAGACAGCTTCACCCATCTCCACACGTAACTTCCCTTCGGTGTTTTCTTCTCCTTCATAGGCGGCATCTTCAATTGACCGTCGAATTCATCTGACCACATGCGTATGTTTTCCTTCAAATAGAGCGAGAGATGTCGTTGTGTTTTTGCGTGTGTGATGCCTTGTGACTTGCACCAAGCTAAATACATCTTGAAGAACACGCCACGATCAATCTGACATCGTTGCAATGATGTCATCGCTTTCCACTTTTCACGCTTCTCTTCTGTACCACCACCGCCAGTCAACTCCTCCAATTCATTAGTCTCGACGGGTTGCATGTGCACGCTGACCTCTTGCACAAAAGCGCCTACGTCATCCATATCCCTTCGATGCAGTGCAATCTGATTGCGAATGCTCTGAGGCACAACGAGCCCTTCAGCTAGATATTTAGGGGCACCGGCAACGGCCCAACGCAACACCGCAGAGCGTCCCTCCGGTGTTTTGCACTTCTCTAGTAGCTTCTGATCCCATACGTATTTGGCTTCACCGAGAATAACTTCGTCTTCAGGTCCGAATCGTGCCGGTGTAGGCGTCAGGAACAATCGAGCCCATATCGCATCATCGTCGGCGGGCACCTTCGGTTTGTAGTTAGTCGCGAGTGTGATCTTGTGCGTGATAGTGAACGTCTTCAAGTCCTTGTGCGAGTGACGTGCGGTGATTGAATCATCGCCCGTGATTGCCTTAATCACTTCCGGCTTGAGGTCCGCATGTTCTCCCGTCTCTGATCCATGCGCGAAGCGTGCGCCGTTCAATCCGGCCAGGGCATAGAGATCGTTATTGTCTGTGCCGAACTTCTTTATTTCCATGAACCCACGAGGCAACTTGAATGCATACGCACCGAGTGCGGTTGCGAGCGCGTCGATCAACAAGCTCTTACCGTTGCGTCCCTTGCCGAACAGAATCAGCAGTGCATGATCTCGACGCAGGCCGGTGACGCTATAGCCGAACCATTTATGAACGAACTCGTATATCTCCTCGTTGCCGTCGAATATCTTGCGCACTGCTTCTTCGAACCATGAGTAGTCGACATCTGGGTCATACCATGTGCCGGTGCTCTTCGTGATGTAGTCGGTGCGCTTGCGGTGTCGCATCTTGCCTGTGTTGAGATCGACAACACCGTTCTCACAATTGAGCAGCAGCGGGTTTGCGTTGAGTGTGACGGGCTTCTCAACGAGCGTCGACACAAGATGTTGATAGGCCATGCTCGCGATGTCGCGCACAGTGTTCGCCTTGCCGCAACGCTTGACTAATCCCATGAGGCTAGTCTCTAGGGGTGCAAGTGCTTGCCGTCTCTCTGGTGTGACACCCAGGCTGTTTATCTCGTCCTGCACTTCGATCAATCGCAACTTGTGCCGGTTCACAACGTCCTTCGCGAGATCGTGAACCTTCTCGCGCACGAAGATGTTCCGCCACATCAAACGCTTTCGACTAAACACGTGAAGCTCAGAGCCGCGTGTAGAGTCATCCATGCAGAACATATACCCGTTGTCGCGAATGAACTCGTGAAGTAGATCGGTGTCTAGTATCCCGGTGCCATCAATCGTAATGTGACCTGACACATCTTCAGGCAGTTTCTCGGGTTCACCTTCAGGTTTTAATCGTTGCTGTCGCTCTAGTTCTTTGTCTCGTTCCGAGTCTGCCCATCCATTCGCATCGTCATTCATGAATTCTCTCCGTAGAAAGGACCGCGCCTGCGCTGTCCTTCTCGCACGACTTCATCAGCAACCCACGATTCGAGGTCGCCCCAATTCTTCGCTTCACAATGTCCGTGATGACACTTGAAACCGCCCATGAAGCCATTGGCTTTCATGGGCGGTGCGACTGCGGTGCCGGTGTTGCTGCGTGCTGTATGCGACGCAATCCACGGGCACGTGATGTCCATCCACCCGCTACCCGTCGCATGCTTGACGAGCCCGAGTGACTTGATAGCGTCACGCATGAT